TTCCTTTCACAGCTGGCAGCGCAATTACCGCAGGGTATCCACTCGTTATGGGCGCAGACGCAGAGGTTGATACAATAGCATCAGCTGACAACGTTCACCCCCTAGGAGTGGCTTTTACCACGGTAGATTCGGGCTCAACCGCTAGTGTCATAACAGGTCATGGTATAGTACTCAACATGTACTGTTCAGGAACTATTGGACGTGGAGGGGATTTAGCAACTCTAGCCGATGGTAACCTTGGACCGGGCAGCAGCAGCGCAGTAGGCGTTGCAATCTATATCGACCCAAGTGGCGCGCACAGTGGTGCAGCAACATTACAAAGGGTTCTGTGGTTTGGTTAAATAAATAGGTATTAACAATGGTAGCATTAAATGATAATTTAGCAACTGGTTTGTTGACGACACTCAACACTGGAGCGTATAACGCAACCGGTGGTTCGGGTGACCGTATACTTATTGACTATAAAGATGCGATTCAGGATTATAAGGTTACAGACCTTCCTGCATTGAGCATGTTTACAGAGCCAATGACGACAGAAACTGGTGGTGATATTGATATCACATTCGCAAAGCCTTCCATGGGTATGGAAGAAATTAACGAAGGCAACACACCTAAATACCAACACACTAACCTGCGCTCCGAGAGAGTGTCAGTTAATGAGTGGGGTATGGCAATAGGTGTTACCCGACGTATGATTGAAGACTCAAGATTTAACGAAGTTGAATTAGCCTTGAATGAGGCACGCAGAGCGGTAGACCGCCATATAACGAAGCACGTAGTTTATGCGTTGCTCGGTATAGGTGATACTACTCTAGGAACTGGGCTAACACCCGGAACCAGTATCAGTTATGATAGCTCTGAAGCAGGCGTAGTTAACTTCACAAATAACGTTTATGGTGGTTTCTTAGGAACTGGCGGAACGGTTAACGCAGGACGTATTTACTCCTACGGTCTAACTAGTGACGCTATTCTTACAGGAGCTCATTATCAGCAGGCTGCGGGAGCGGCAGGCGACGGTGAGATTGCATTAGCAGACATTACCGAAGCTATGGAACTGATTGGTGGACACGGTTTTACCGCAACACAAATCATGATTTCGCCTTCTCACTACAGGACCTTACTGAATTTGGCAGACTTTACTACTGCAACGGCTAATGAGAACAGGTATGTTCTTGATACGCCTGTAGAAAGGACTTCCATTACTGGTCTGGTAGGAAGCTTGTATGGGTTGAACGTTACTGTTAATGCGTGGTGCCCTCCTGACCGTATTTTCATATGGGATAACTCTGTTAAACCTATGGCATACGTAGAGAGGAGACCACTGACGGTAGAAGAAGCCAATCCCGGTTTCGGAATTGTCGGGTCTTACATGTCGATGAGATACGGATTGAAGGTAATCAACCCTGCATCTGGTTTAATCGTCATCAACGCAGCATAGATTCGTTAAGCAAAAAGGGCTCAGGGAGTGAGCCCTAATCACTCCCACTTTTTTTCTTAATTAGTCGTAAGAAGGTCAAAGGATGGAAACACTGAGAGGAGTCAATGACGGCAGGTAATGCCAATCAAGCCAAAAAAGTAGCGGAAAGTATTCCTCTTGAATGGCGTACTTGGGTTTCCGGTGCGTCTTGGGACTCTAGTAGTAAAGATTTAACTCTTGAAAGTTCAGACACTCCTGATATTACTGTTACTTTAAGTGGAGTTGGCGGCGCCCAAGGTGCTCAAGGAACTCAAGGTATTCAAGGAACTACAGGAACACAAGGCACGCAGGGTATACAAGGAACTACAGGAACACAAGGTACTCAGGGTATACAAGGAACTACAGGAACACAAGGTACTCAGGGTATACAAGGAACGACTGGTACTCAGGGTATACAAGGAACTACAGGAACACAAGGTACTCAGGGTATACAAGGAACGACTGGTACTCAGGGAACTCAAGGAACTACTGGTACACAGGGAACTCAAGGAATACAAGGTATTCAAGGAACTACTGGTACTCAAGGAACTCAAGGTATACAAGGAATTCAAGGAACTCAAGGAATTCAGGGAGTTCAGGGTATTAGAGGGCTATTTGGTGGTAATAGCCAAGAATTTAATTATAGTAGTTTTGATATTACTGCTGGCTCAGCAGGACAAACCAATTTTGGATTTAATGTTGCATTGCCCGTTTCTGGGCCGCCTGATTATACTTTAATTACAAAGGTGGGTATATCCGACTTTGATATAAATATTGATGACGTAAGTGCATGGAACGATTCTTTAGATGATGGTGATAGCGATACGCGCGGCCATTTACGGATATTTAGAACGGACGATTCTTCTGTATGGGTAACATTTAATATTACAGGTGCTAATGTAGCTGGGGGCACGGGAGTTACCGCTTATGAAGAAGTACAAGTAACTTATGTAGACCATATCGGGGCTTTTACTGGTGGTGATGATTGTGTAATTTCTTTTGTTCAGAGTGGAGATAAGGGCACTCAAGGCATTCAAGGTGCAACGGGTACGCAAGGTACACAAGGAATTCAAGGAACTACAGGAACACAAGGTACTCAGGGTATACAAGGAACTACAGGAACACAAGGTACTCAGGGTATACAAGGAACGACTGGTACTCAGGGAACTCAAGGTATCCAAGGTATAACGGGCGCTCAAGGAGCTACAGGTACTCAAGGTGCGACTGGTACTCAGGGAACTCAAGGAACTACAGGAACTCAGGGAACTCAGGGTATTCAGGGTATAACGGGGACTCAGGGAACTCAAGGAACGACTGGAACACAGGGAACTCAAGGAACACAAGGTATTCAAGGAACTACTGGTACTCAAGGAACTCAAGGAACTACTGGAACACAGGGAATTCAAGGAACCACTGGTACACAGGGAACTCAAGGAACACAAGGTATTCAAGGAACTACTGGTACTCAGGGAACCCAAGGTATCCAAGGTATAACGGGCGCTCAAGGAACTCAAGGAATACAGGGCACGACTGGAACTCAGGGAACTCAAGGTATTCAAGGAACTACTGGTACTCAAGGAACTCAAGGCACTCAAGGAGTGCAAGGAACTACAGGTTATCGAGGAGGAACCTCATATACTTTCGATACGGCTACAGCTGACGCAGACCCCGGTTCGGGAGATTTTAGATTTAATCACGCTACATTCACTAGTGTTGATGAAATGTACATAGATGACGACGATGCTGATGGTACTGACCAACAGGCGTGGTATCGAACATGGGATGATAGTTCGTCCAGTGTTGAAGGAACAATTATAATTCAATCAGCTGATGGTAGTGATACATCATATGCTTCTTTACAAATAACGGCTGTCTCAGAAGAAACAGGATATTTCAAATTAGATGTAGCCCCAGTCGTTGGTTCAGGTAATCCACCATTTAGTAATGGTGAAAGAGTTACTTTAGAATTCAGTAGAACTGGAGATAAGGGCGCACAAGGAACTCAAGGAACGACTGGAACACAGGGAACTCAAGGAACACAAGGTATTCAAGGAACTACTGGTACTCAAGGAACTCAGGGAACTACTGGTACTCAGGGAACTCAAGGAACGACTGGAACTCAGGGAACTCAGGGAACGCAGGGAATTCAAGGAATTACGGGAGCTCAAGGAATTCAAGGAACTACTGGTACTCAAGGAACTCAAGGAACGACTGGAACTCAGGGAACTCAGGGAACGCAGGGAATTCAAGGAATTACGGGAGCTCAAGGTATTCAAGGAACCACTGGTACTCAAGGTATCCAAGGTATAACGGGCGCTCAAGGAACTCAGGGAACGCAGGGAATTCAAGGAATTACGGGAGCTCAAGGTATTCAAGGAACTACTGGTACTCAAGGAACTACTGGTACTCAAGGAACTCAAGGAACGACTGGAACACAGGGAACTCAAGGAACACAAGGTATTCAAGGAACTACTGGTACTCAAGGAACTCAGGGAACTCAAGGTATACAAGGTACTGAGGGTATAAGAGGCAGCACTAGATATGACTTCTCGACTACGACTACCGATGCAGACCCCGGCGCGGGAGTATTCAGGTTAAATAACTCAACGTTTGCTTCTGTTACACAACTATATATAGATGATGTAGATGCGGATGGTACAGACCAGCAGGACTGGTATGATACGTGGGACGACTCTAGTAGTACTGTAAAAGGTACTATAATAATACAATCAGCAGATGGTTCGGATGCTTCATATGCTTCAATGCAAGTAACTGCTGTAACGGCTGCTACAGGATATTATAAGATTACGGTTACTCCT